ATGTCGTTTTTCTCTGACGTTGAAGAAGCTAAGGCCGAGCAGTCAGGTGTATCTCTTACTTCTGACGACCGTTACACCATGTTTGAAGTCCACGCTGACTTAAATATTGACGGTGTAGATGGGGCAGACACTGAAGAGTCTTTGCAAGTCGCAAAGCCTTATGTAGTAACGCTTGAGAAGGGTACGGGTGAGATACTAGCTATCCGTCGTAACTGGAACCCTGACGACGAATTGACGCTTAAACGTCAACATTTTGTACATTATGCTTATGTACCCGGATTTGGATTTTATGGACTTGGACTCATTCACATTATTGGTGGCTACGCTCGCGCTGGCACTTCTCTCATACGTCAACTCGTGGACGCTGGAACCCTATCCAATCTACCCGGAGGTCTTAAATCTCGCGGACTACGAGTTAAGGGTGACGACACCCCGATTGGTCCCGGTGAGTTTCGTGATGTAGATGTGCCGTCAGGTTCGATCCGCGACAACATTATGCCGCTCCCCTATAAAGAGCCTAGCCAAACCCTCTTTGCCTTACTTAAGCAGATCACTGAGGAAGGGCGACGCCTAGGGGCAATCTCCGATATGAACATTTCTGACATGAGCGCAAATGCGCCTGTTGGAACTACTCTTGCGCTACTAGAGCGTACTCTCAAGCCAATGGCTGCGGTGCAATCCCGTGTCCACTACTCGATGAAACAGGAGTTTAAACTCCTAAGAAAGATCATCGCTGAGTACGCCCCTGAAGAGTATATGTACGTGCCTGACCGTGGCGAGCCTCGTGCTAGACAAGCTGACTACGCTATGGTGGAAGTCATCCCCGTCAGCGATCCTAATAGCAGCACGATGGCACAAAGAGTTGTGCAATATCAGACTGTTATGCAGATGGCGCAGGCCGCCCCACAAATCTACGACTTGCCACAACTTCATCGCCAGATGATTGAGGTCTTGGGCGTTAAGAACGCCGATACACTCGTACATGTTGAAGATGATATGAAGCCTTCTGATCCGGTCAGCGAGAACATGAACGTCATAGTCGGTAAACCGATTAAAGCGTTTATCTACCAAGACCACGATGCGCACATCGCTACACACCAAGCGTTTATGCAAGACCCACAGATTGCAGCGTTTATAGGGCAAAGCCCCGCAGCGCAACAGGTCGTCACTGCTTTGCAAGCGCATATTGCGGAACACATAGGGTTTAGCTATAGACAACAAGTAGAAGCAAAACTTGGAGCACAATTACCAGCGCCCGGGGAGGAAATGCCAGATGAGGTAGAAAAGCTTCTTTCTCAAACTATGGCAAAAGCGGGAGTGCAACTTACTCAACAAAAGCAACAACAAGCAGCGCAAGCGCAAGCGCAAGCGCAACAACAAGACCCTGCATTTCAAATGCAACAAGCGGAACTACAACTCAAGCGAGGCGAGCAGCAGCGTAAAGTACAGAAGGATCAAGCAGATACACAGCTCGATGCCGCCCGCCTACAGTTGGATGCAGAAAAAGCTAAAACCACTGCTGCTATTGAAGCAAGTCGCGTAGCGGCGCAGAGCGAGCAGGCTAATGCAAAACACGACTTAGACGAGGCAAAAGCCATTTTAGACTTAGCAAAAGCTAACAGAGAGGGTAAATAATGGAAGGTGTTAAACATTACAAAAAAGACGGAACGTTGTTTACAGGCAACTCACACAAGATGCCTGATGGCTCTTTGCACAGTGGGAAAAACCACAGCAAAGGTAGTGTGAAGTTATTCCACTTAAAAGACTTGTCAGCTACGGCAAAAAAGAAAGCTAAATAAGAGAACAAATAACCTTAAAACCACAGGAGTTAGAACCCTATGATAAAAAACCCTAAATTTAGTATTGACCCACCCGCCCTAGAGATGGAAGCTATTACAGAGGTAGCCTGCGAAGTGGCAGAAAGAACAGTAATAGAAGCAATCTGGCGCACTAGCCGTAGGGCAGGAGCAGCACCAGATGCTAACGAGGCAATGAAACTTTCTCAGGCAGCGTTAAACCTTGCTCACACACTAGCAAGCCTAGACCGCATAGGGAGAAACTAATGGCTACTACCGTCTTTGACGTGCTGAATGAAAAAATAACGGAGCTTAAAGGCTCTAGCGAAGATTTCCTGAAAACTGGTGGAGCTAAAGACTTTGCTGAGTATCGGGAGGTGTGTGGCGTTATTCGAGGTCTAGACGCTGCATTAAGAGAAGTAGGCGACCTTTCGCGTAACTATATGGATGATGACGATGACTGAAACAGTAACAGTTAGTGGGGTCAGCGCTGACGCGTCTACAACCCCAGCAATGACTGCACTAGAGAAAAAAAGACAGAAGCGTATCGAAGTAGAAGCAGTAGTAGAGGCAGAGCTAGAAGCCTCTATCCCTAAACCTGTGGGCTATAGGGTGCTAATTGCCTTGCCTAACGTCGAAGATACTTTCGGGGAAAGCGGGCTTATTAAGGCAGAATCTACCCGTCGAGAGGAATATATCCTATCTACTGTTGGGTCTGTACTTGATATGGGTGAGCAAGCCTACAGCGATAAAGAACGTTTTCCTACGGGGCCTTGGTGCAAAGTAGGCGACCATGTGATGTTCCGAGCCAACACCGGCACGCGCTTTAAGGTGAATGGACAGGAGTTTCGCTTAATGAATGACGACTCTATTGAAGCCGTCGTAGATGATCCGCGAGCTGTTTCGCGAGCATAAGGAATAGACCATGCCTAGAGAAAATGTAGAGTTTGAATTTCCAGACCCAGACAAGGATGAAGTATCTCAAGAAGTTGAGGTAGACATCGAAGAGGAAGATGCCCCCCTTGAAGTAGAAAGTGCTGTGGGGAGGGAAAACATGAAGTCCGCCAAAGATGCTATTAAAGCGGGCGAAGTAGAGATTGAGATAGAAGACGATACTCCAGAAGCCGACCGTGGGCGAAAGGTGTCTCCCCCACCAGAGGAAGTTACCAACGAGGAGCTAGAAAACTACTCCGACAAAGTTAAGAACCGTATTAAGCACTTTAGTAAGGGCTACCACGATGAACGTAGGGCCAAAGAAGAGGCCCAACGACAACAAGAGGCTCTTGAAGCGTATACTAAAAACTTGATGGTAGAAAACGAAAAGTTAAAAGGCTCTGTAGATCAGAACCACAATACGCTTATCGAGTCAGCTAAAAAGCAAGTGCAGGGCGAAATGGCGTTGGCTCAACGTCAGTATAAAGAAGCGTATGAGTCTGGCGAGTCAGATAAAATTTTAGAGGCCCAGACTTCGCTTAACACTGCTCAAATACGCCTAGAGAAAGTTAACGGGTTGAAACCTAAGCAGATTCAGGCTTTACAACCTCGAGAAACTCCTGTACAAACGCAAGTAGATGTACCTCAACCTCGAGTGCAGCGAGACGAAAAAGCTGATTCATGGCGCGATGATAACGCGTGGTTCGGCTCAGATGACGAGATGACTGCCTTTGCGTTAGGGTTACATAACAAGTTAACGAAAGAGGGGGTAGACCCCAAAACTGATACTTACTACGAGAAAATCAACACTCGTATGCGACAAGTATTCCCTGAACAGTTCGATGATGGGATAGAGGATGAACCAGAAGGGACTAAGAGAAAATCTAGCAATGTGGTTGCTCCCGCTACGCGGAGCAAAGCGCCTAATAAAATTAGGCTAACGCAATCACAAGTCGCTATTGCAAAAAAACTTGGAGTCCCACTGGAAACTTACGCCAAACAGGCTGCTGAATTAATGAGGAAACAACAATGACTCAGAATCGACAAAATAGGGACGCGGAAACCCGTGAAAAAACTGTACGTAAGAAGGCGTGGGCGCCACCAACAGTGCTGCCTGATCCTATCCCTCAAGATGGGTACAAGTTTCACTGGGTTCGTGTAAGCACTATGGGTCAACCTGATTCTACTAATGTGTCCTCAAAATTACGTGAAGGTTGGGAGCCAGTACGCGCAGAAGACCACCCAGAGATATTTAGTGACGCCGTTGATGACGTGCGTTTCAAAGATAATGTCATTGTTGGTGGGTTAATGCTGTGTAAGGCCCCAATAGAACTCGTTGCAGAACGTACTGAGTACTACGAAAATTTAACGGAGTCTCAAATGCGATCTGTTGACCAAGGTCTGATGCGTGAAAACGACCCTCGTATGCCCCTATTTAACGATAGGAAGACGAAGGTTACTTTCGGCAAAGGAAATTAACTTTATTTTAGGAGTTTAAAATGGCTTATCCAACAGTCA